CCCTTTAATTCGTAGTAAGCAGCAAAATGAACAAACTCCGCATCAGTTAATTCCGTGCGAAGTCTGCTCACTGTCATCCCTAGCTCGCAGGCCAGATGGAACTCAAAGAAGAGCCAACTATCCTGCGCTAATCGTTTTTTGCTTCTTTGAGATCCTCGTCACCGCCAAGGCCAAACAAGAACAGCTCAACTTCATTCAATACTGATTCAGGCAACTGACGTTGCAGCTTCGGAGCATCAGCAGAGGCAAACGCTTTGGTTCCATCCTCAAGCTCTGCCTTTTGACAAAGCATGTAAGTGCTGATGTCTAGAGCTTCATCGCTTTGCGCCATTGTCTGGGCAACCTTGCGATCTGCTCTTGTAATCGGGCTGAAATACAAATCAACGACAGAATCACCTGCCGCATTTTTCAAAACAAACTTACGGCGTTGGTTGAGGTCAAATGCCTCAACCAACAAATCAACCGTGCGAGTTTTTGACGCTGGCATTCAGCTAACAGAACATGTATGCCCTAAAGCATAATGCAAACTGCTCAATTACTCCAGATTGCCAGTGATTGCACCGCTAGTCACAAAGCTGCAACTCACAACAACAAGGTCGCCAACGTTAGAGCTGATTTCCATGTCAGTAATGATGCCCGCAAAGCTTACGGAATCAGTGCCGCTAGTTGTGCCAGTGGTAAACAGCTCAAAGGTGGCGTCAGCAGGATCCGCAGCGGTCAAAACGTCCTCTAAGAAACCAGCTTGGCCGGTTGCGTCAGGGTCATAGACCAGCTCAACGGTGCCAGAACCTGAAATCATGCTGCCAACAAAGCTGCGGAAAGTGTCACCGTGCTTTGAAGTGTCTAGCGTTTCTTTAGTCGTGGTCAGGCTCCAACTGCGAGTTCCAACAATGGTGGCTTTAGAGCCGCCTGCTGGTTCAAACTGAACGGCGCCTTGTTCGCCTCGGATTGTAGCCATGGTCAGAGTTCCTCGATAAATTCAAAGGTCACACGGACCTGAGTTTGAAAGTAGCCCTCAGGAACTGGTGAAGCCAGAACCGCTGGGCCGTTGGCTGCGTCGAAGAAAACCCCCGACACTATGACCCTATTGTAAAGGTCACGAATACGTTTCCCAATGACATAGTTGGCCCCAGGACCAACACCTTTTGGCGTAAAGATACTGACAAGCAGCAAACCCACAACGCGGTTTTGAGAGTCAGTCGTCAGACCTTGGCTTAAATACTCGTTAGCGCCAAAACTGACAAGACATTGAACCCAAGATGAATTTGGGGTTGGCTCGTATGCCATGTTGTGAAACACAACGGGAAGGACTGGAGAACCTGCCAGTTCTGTGGCCAGTCTGCCCTCAATGACGCTTCTGACAGTGTTGAGATCTACAGCAGCCATTAGCCCCTCCTGACGATTTTTTGATATTGCTGCTGAGCCCAAGATTCAAGTTCTTTACCAATCAGCTCAGGAAAACCGGGCCTAGTCCCTTGGCGGGTTCTGAACTTGCCTCCCCATGATCTTGGCAGGTTGGTGCCGTAGCAAACAGGTTCAGCGTACTCAACGTTGTTAGTCACTTCGCCAACGTAAGGCTTGCTTACATCGTTTTGCCATGCGCCTTGAAGGCGTCCAGTGTCGACCGGTGTCTCGTCTATGACTCGTCCTTCCCATTCAAGCGTTGTGGTTTTTACGAGCTTACGAATCTGCCCATCCATGTGGTTGCCGATCTGATTTAGCGGGATCTGACGCGCCATGGTTACGCCCTCAAAATTAGCTCGTAGGTGATCGGCTTATTGTCCTGCTCTTGCTTCCTGATCTCAATAACTTGATGAACAACCCCTTCAATCGTAATTCTGTCTTTCAATTGCGGGGCAACTGACAGATTAAGAGCAGCAATCGTCAAACGCTTGTCACCAGCTTGGACAAGCTCGCTCACCTCTCGGGATGTAACACCTTCGACAATGCCTTTTGTGCTGACATAAGTATCTGACTCCCTAATGGTGCCCGTTGCAGTGTCATATCCCTCTGTGGATATGTACCGAACTTTCACCTCACCCCCAAAACGGGTGATCACCTTAGAGGCAGCTTTTTGCAGCGAATCAGCAAGAGCCATTAGATGCGGTAAGCGATGCACGCCCCATTTTGGAGCTGAATACTGGTAAACACTCCAACGATATGAAAACCGCTTGGCATCGTTTCGCCGTCCAAGGAGTTGCCCGTATAGTTTTCGCTTGAAAGAGCCGCGATAGTTGTGTTTTCAAAGAAATCAATATGCTTAAATCGACCTGTGTGAGCAGCCGTGTCTGTAATTACTTCCGCGCCAACGGCGTAATCAATTCCAACGTCGCCTTGTCCAAACCCTTTTGCCATGATCAGCTCCGTTTGATAGCGATGTTGCCTGGTCCGCTAATTCTAAGCCCTGTGAGATAGCGTTCAAACAATGGTGGCACGCGATCTGCGCCAACCGCCCCAGTTTTGTCAGGCGTCACGCTCAAACTGCCAATACTGACGCTCTTGTAATCCTCAAGACCGCTCAGGCCAATGCCGTCTTTATTGCTATTTAGGTAAATGGCCAGCACTACCTGAGCCCGTTTGATCTGATCAGGAATCTCTGTATCAGTAAAGTAATCGTCAGAAATGCGGAACGGGAAGCCCGTCGCGTAGGTGTTGACATAGGTGTCAGGCTTACGAACCCCAGTGCGCGGCCATTGCAAGCCTTGCGTATCTGTTGCCCGTGCGCCTAAGAATCTTTCGCGATCAAGTCGCTGTGTTGCCGTATAGAGAGCCCGATTCTTTTGATCGTCGGAAGCACTTTCCCAGGCAGTCCCGTCGCCGTCTTCAACCATGCCATCAGCAATGGCTTGGGCCTCAGCCAGCGTCAGATAACTGTTTGCGTTTGCGCTGCCCGCTGTTGCGTCGATCGTTACTGCCATCTGCCTTTACGGTTAATTTCTTAATTGCGGGCTTTTCAGAAGCGGAGGCCGCCGCCGTAGCAGCAGCCTCACGTTCTTTTGCTCGCCGGAAAGCGAACAAACCCATCAGGAGCTAGCGCCCTTCAGAGCTACAAAGCTGAGAACAATTGCCTCAGACAATGAACCTGATGACAGGTTTGCAACTGTGATCTTGAAAGTACCAGCAGCAATGTTGGTTGCTTGTGCCAAATAAGCACCAGCAGTTCCAGCAGAGCTGTGATTTACAACAACCACATCAGTTGCACCGATTTCGCTGTTAGTAACCTCAAAGGTCACCTCAACGCCTGCGGCTAAAGCTGCATTGTTCAGAGTGATCTGACCAGATGCAGCGTCTAGCGTTACGCCTGTTGCCTTGCTGGTGGCCTGAGTAACAGTGCCGCCAGTTGTTGGGCCAATAAGTTTGCCCGCTGTTGCCTCAAAAATGGATGCCATGGTTAGTTACCTCGATCAATCCATATTAGAAACGTTGGTTGCCCGCACGATTCCAATGTTTTTCAGTTCGTAGACTTTCGACCAGTTGCCTACTACTTCAAGCTGCGTGCGGGTTGGGTTCGCAGTCGTCACGCCCCACTTCGTGCCAATCGGGTGATAGACATAATGAAGGTCGATCGACATGGCATCACTCTTGGCGAGGATGTCACGATCAGTTTCGGTCTGAAGACCCAGCTGTTCGCCAGAGCCAACAGCGCCTTGCGTCATGAAGAAAGTGCTGTATTCAGTAGCACCAGCAACTCCAACTGTGGGCACGTCATCGCTAACGATTACGCGAAGACCCATGAAGGTTGGGACTGTTGGGTTGCCGAAGGACTCAGCAATCGAACCACCAGAAGCAGTTGCAGCACCACCGCTGATGTCAGTCGCAAGGACGAAATCAACAGCGCGACGCTCAACAAGGTCGTAGTAAACCTTGGAGTGCATACAAACGGCAGTGAGCTTGTCGCCTTGATCGCCCAGAAGCGCACGAGCCTGAGCAACGTGGCGGGGGCTGAGCACTGTCGGAGTGTCAGCAGCAGCGGAGTCAATGCAAAGGTCAAACAACGCCGAAGCATTGGTATTTGCATTGATGCTGCCGAAAACACCAGACAAGCAAGAAAGAAGATCTTTCTGACGCTGATTAGAGATGTAGTCAGCGATTTTGGCGCCGATGGCGGCCATTGGGTCAGAACCAGCCGCAAGAGCAGCAAGGTCACGAGACTCAAAAGCACGGCCACGATGCAGAACCACGCCAACTTGCTTATCGGCTGTGATTTTGCCTGGAGTCAGTGAAGAGTTGTCAGTAAGAACTTCAAAGTCACCAGCGAGGTTTGCTTTGTAAAACGGTACGTTTACAAAGTCTCCACCACCTTCTGCTGCATTTAGCTCCGCCATTGGCTGAACCACACCGCTAGCCAAAAAGGCATCACGCTGAGTTGTTTGCTCAATGACGTAAGGAGTAAATACCTCAGGGATGATGATGTCACTCCTAAGAGTTGCCATCTGTCAAAAAAGAGAATGTTTACGGTGTGGGCACAGCCCAACGGCTCAGCACAGCCTTGCCATTAGCTCACATCTTAACGGTTAGCCGCTGTTTTCAACCTTTCATACAAATCGCGATCGGTTTTGAATAAGCGTGATTGCTCTGTCAAGTTGAAAGATTCAGCTGTAAATGGGTTTTTAATTCCAGCGACTGACTCTCCAGAAGTGCGACCAGCCGGTGCTCCGCTGCCTTGTGGCTTGGGTTGCTTTTGCATCCATGCAGGCAAGGTCTTGGCCCATTCACTGACAGGCGTGCGCTGGTAGCCGTCAACGACAACAACCGTCCCGTCTGATTCGCGCTCAATCTGATCGCTGGTGAGCTTAGTTTTCAAGATCAAATCAGGATCATGAACAACGTCAGCAAGGGCGCTAATCGCAGGCGTGATCAGTTCAAGCTCTTTCACGCGAGCTTCTAACTCTGAGATGCGCTTGTCTTTTTCCGCCGACGCCTCACGGAACTGCTGCTCCAAAGCTTGGCGAGCTTCCCCGTATTTGCCTTGTTGTTCCAGATCTGCTTGAACCGCCTTTTGCTTGAAGTCCAATAACTCTTGAACATCAACGCCCTCGGGAATGGCTTTGGCTTGAGCTTTTGCTTTTTTGTACTCATCAATCAATTCAGCGTTTTTACGCCTCATTGCATCGAGTTCTGCTTCTAGTTTGCTGGTGTCAACAGATTGCTCCACAGGAACAGTTTGTTCTTCAGACATGAATTAGCCACAGGCTAAATTGCCTTATTACCTTACTTTGTTTTTGGCGCTGCTTTTAATTGTGAGCGACGCTTAAGAACAGGGTTGCCGGTGCTCTCTGATTTGACCCGAACAACCGGATCCTTGTCGGTTCCCACCCTGGTAATGGTACCGCCAGACGGTCCCTTGATTGAGGCACGCTTGCCACCGCTGCCGGTGACAACGCCAAAGGTTCGTTTCCCTTGATAAACCCAGCTAACGCGAGAGCCTTTTTTCACTTTTTCTTGCCTCCTTTTTTCTTCTTCTTAGGTGCCGCCATTTGTGGCTTTTTGGGTCCGTAGTTCTTACCGGGCATCAGCCTTCCTCTTTTGCTTGCTTTTTGTCAGCCTTGGCTTTTGCAGGTTTTTTGGGTGG